CTGAAGCTGAACTTGAGTGGTTTAAGTCAATGTCACGTAACGTAGACGGCTTATTCCACATGTGGGGTAAGAAAGTTCAGATCTGGGATATTATCGCTGATAACAACCGTAATGTTAACTCTAACTACGGCTACTTAGCAATGCACCCAGACAACGGCTCACAGATAGATAAAGTGATAGCTACGTTAAAGCGTGATAGAACCTCACGTCAAGCAGCAGCGATCTACACTCGTCCGTCAATTCATGAAGAGTGGAATCAAGATGGCATGTCCGATTTCATTTGCACTAATGCAGTAATGTACAACATCCGTGATGGCGTACTCGAAACAACAGTGCAGATGCGTTCTAACGACATCATCTTCGGTTTCCGTGCTGATATGCATTGGCATAAGTGGTGTTCAGACATGGTTGCAGACCAGCTCGGTGCTGAGCGTGGCGACATCCATTGGCAAGTTGCCTCGGCACACGTTTACTCACGCCACTTTAAGCTGATTCAGCAGTACATGGACGATCGCTACGAAAACTTCATGGAGCCTAACTGCTAATGATTGTAGGCACAATAACTAAAAAGTTCCGTAAAGGTCTTTTTGATTACTACATGGAAGAAGGCTATCAGCAGTTCGTTGATGGTCTTCTTACTGACTCAGAGTGGAACGCTTGGTCTTGGCACTGTTACAGGTTCTTAGACGAAGTGTACTCTGATGAAGAGGAATTACAGGAGCACTTATATGTTTAATCGTATAATGGCAACCCTTTGTTTTCCTGCGGTTGCTATAGTAGCACTAATGGACTCAGAAATGAACAACAAAGGGTTTATAACAAACTTTAAAATGATAGCAGGTATGAAAGATGCTTAAACAAGTATACGCGTTTAATAGCGAAATACGTAAAGAAACTCAACCAACTAAACCACAACAAATGACTATTCAGCAACACCATGCTAGAGCTATCTTCTTATCTGAAGAGTGCCTAGAGTTTGCTGAAGCAACAACACCTGAAGGCGAGCTTGACGCTCTTATCGATATCATTTATTTCGCTATTGGCGGTATGTATGAAATGGGTTTAAGCGAAAAGCAAGTTCAAGAAGCCTTTAGTAAAGTACACATGGCTAATATGAAGAAAGTGGCAGGCGCAAAGCTGCGTGCTGCTGGTATTGAAGTGACAGATGCGGCTAAGCCTGATAATTGGCTTGAGCCTGATTTGTCTGTCTATTTTAAATGTTGCGGCTGCGGAGGCTGCGACGGAAAGGAATAACATGTTCGTAATTGATGATGTTGTAGCTGATATATTTAAACATATCGGTGGTGTCCTATTCCAAGAAATTGAGTCTGAGCGCTTATTACTCATTAACGCCGAGGTTGAAGACTTCGACATGAATGATGAGGCTCAGGCTTACTGTGGGTTTGCAGATACAGAAATCTGTGATGGCTTAGAGTTCCGCTCTTATGAAATTGGTTTCAAGAGCGTGCTACTTAAAGACCTAAGTGCTTTTAAGCGAATGGTCTGCCATGAACTTGTGCACGTCATGCAAAATGAGCGTGGCGATGAGTTCGACTATGACTTACCCTACCCCGATCAACCCCACGAGTTAGAAGCATACGATCTCGAAAACTGGTTGTTGTTCGAATATAACTTAAAAGGAAAATATTAATGCAAGGTATTATAGACGCTGACGTGTTAGTCCACTGGGCTGCACGAGGTTCAGCAACACCCGAAGACGCAGTACAGATGCTAGATGATCTTATGATCGATGCTCTGGAAGGCTCCTGGTGTGATCAAGACAATGTTAAGATTGCTGTTAAAGGCAAAGGTAACTATCGCAAAGATGTTGCCGAAAATTATAAAGCAAACCGCAAGGGTCTCGATGACGAGCTTAAGCAAAAACTATCCGCTGTTCACAGTCGGTTAGTCAATCACTACGGCGCTATCCCGGCGGATGGCATGGAAGCTGACGACTTAGTCCGCATATGGGCTAACGAAGCTATTGAAGCAGGTGAAGACTTTATTGTCATTGCCGAAGATAAAGATCTCAAGTGTATTCCAGGTCGTCACTATAATCCTAAGAAAAAGATTATTGAGTGGCAATCAGAAGACCAAGCAGACTTCCTTTATCACCAACAGTTACTAACAGGCGATAGCGCTGACAACATTAAAGGCTTATACCGTGTCGGTCCTAAGAAAGCTCAGGCTTACTTAAACGAAGCACCTATGGGCGAACGTATGTCTAAGGTTATTGAAGTATGGCAAGAGCGTCAGCCAGATGACTGGTTTGAATGCCTTGATGTCTGCGGCAAGCTTATTACAATTTTGCCGTATCATGGTTATGTGTTTAACCTGCAGGAGATTATCGATGCCAGCGCGCAAGAAAATATTCAAGCAGAAGTTTGACGTTAAACCATTATCAGCTAACAAGATGTTCTATCGTGCTAAGCAGCTAACTAAAGAATATCGTATGTTTAGAGAGTTCATGTATGAAGAGGTTGCTGACCGCAAGGCATGGCCTTTTAAACCTGAAGACGAGCTTGACTTTGATGTTAAAGTCGGGCTCAGCTCTAAGCTTGCTGATGTAGATAACTGTATTAAACCATTACTCGACACCTTTCAGCTGTTGTTCGAATTCAACGATAAGTACGTATTTAAAGTAACTATCGAGAAAGAACACGTTAAGAAAGGCCAAGAGTATATTAAAGTAGAAGTTAAGGAGTTTAAATAATGTGGAAACTTATGATTCTTGCATTTGCCATAATCTATCCAATCTATGCCTACACGCTACACGTAGAAGGCGTTGCAGAACCATATAACTATATCTTAACCGGTATGGCTAGCATGATTCTAGTTGACGTAATTATAGCAATTTCGATTGCATTTATTGTAGTGTTTAGTAGGGAGCAAAATGACTGATTCGCATATTGTAGAGAAAAACCAACCATGCGGAGAGTGTGGCTCATCAGACGCCGTACAGGTTTACTCTGATGGCCATGCATTCTGCTATTCTTGTAACCATAACTATAAGGATTACAATGCATATATTGAAGAAAACAATGTACAGCCAGAACCTAAGAAGCAGAAAGCTATGACAGCGTTTGTGCCTCAGCTTTCTCTCGAAGAAATTGCGTCGCTCGGTAATAAAGGCTTTAGGGAACGTCTAATTGACAAACGTGTAACAGCACACTTCGGTGTTACCGCAGGCATGTCAGGCGATACTATTACTGAGCACTATTATCCGTACACTATTGCGGGTAAGCTAAGTGCGTTTAAAAAGCGTGTTGTAGCGACTAAAGAGTTTCAGATTGTCGGCGAATTTAAAGACGTTGAACTGTTCGGCCAGTCTGTATTTCGTGAAGGCGGCAAACGTGTCGTACTAACCGAAGGCGAACTCGATGCTATGTCTTACGCTCAGGCGTGCTTACAAGAGTCTAACCAGATTTATCCGGTTGTCTCAATGCCATCTGCTACAGGCATTAAAGCTGTTAAGAACAATCGTGCTTGGCTGCGTTCATTTGATGAAGTCATTCTGTGGCTCGATAACGATGAAGCAGGCGAGAACGGCTTAAAGGCTGTTGCAAAGGCTATCGGCTTTGATAAAGTAAAAGTTGTCAAAGGCGTTGAAAAAGATTGTAATGATGTTTTAATTAAGCATGGTACTAAAGAGTGTATGCGTCACGTATGGGATGCGTCACCTTATTCACCTGCAGGCATCATTGCTGATAAAGAAGTACTGTGGGAACAGCTGGAAGAGTATGATAACATTGTTAGTGTGCCTTATCCAGAGTGTCTTACAGGACTTAACGAAAAGCTTAAAGGCATGCGTCCAGGCGAAATTACGCTATGGACATCAGGCACAGGCAGCGGTAAATCTACTCTGTTGCGTGAAATCATGCTTCACTTACTGGAGACAACAGATGACAAAATCGGTTTGGTTGCTCTTGAAGAAGCTCCTGCGGAATCTGCTCGTAAACTTGCCGGTATGGCTATTAACAAAAATCCTGTTAAAGAGCCTATCCCCAAAGACGAGCTTCGGCAGGGATTTGATAAAGTGTTTGGTAGTAATCGCGTCGTGGTACTTGATCATCACGGTTCTATGAATGACGGTTCTATCGTAGACACTCTCGAAGCTATGTGTGTCATGGGTGCTAAGTACCTATTCGTTGACCACATCACTATCCTCGTATCAGAGGGTGCTGACGGTCTAACAGGTAACGAAGCTATTGATAAGGTCATGAATGACTTATTGTCTGTTGCTAAGCGCCATAACGTATGGATTGGCTTAGTTAGTCACTTACGTAAAATGACTACCGCAGGCTCTTCATTCGAAGACGGCAAGTTAGCATCGCTCGACGACATTCGTGGCTCAGGCTCGATCAAACAGATATCATTCGATATTCTAGCGTTTGCTCGTAACCTACAGGCACAAACTGAAACTGAGCGTAATACTATTCGTATGGCTGTTCTTAAGTCTCGTTACACTGGCTTGACCGGTGATTGCGGTACTGCAGTCTATAACTATGATACCGGTCGCCTAACTTACGGTGGCTTTGCTCCACAAACAGATGGTGCTAAAGGTGTCTTTGACATTGAAATATAGGAGTTACTATGCCGTACATCGCTGAAGCAGGTCGGTCTAAACTAACCTACTCGCCATCACCTATAAACGCAGGTGAAATGCAATACGTTATCGCCAAGATGATACAGAAATATCTTGAGCGTAAAGCAGAAGAAAACGGTGAAGTACGCTACCAAGATATGAACGACATCATGGGTGCCTTAGCTGGTGCCCAGATGGAGTTCTATCGTGAAGTAGTTGTGCCTTACGAAGACAAAAAGATTGAAGAGAACGGATTTGTCTATGACCCATCCGCTTACATTAAACGATAGAAGGGAAATCAGTATGTCTATCATTATACCATCACCAGCAGTAGTTCCTGTTCCTGCTAAGGAAGCTTCCGAAACACCTCAGAAGTTTGAAGAGCGTAAGCCTGGTCTTGTTCTGTATAACAACGGTGTTCTTTACATGGATAAAGAGTTCAACCAAGAGAACTGTATGCCATTAGTAAAGGCTATTGTTGAATACAACATGCTGCCTAAATCAGAGCAGCCTGAAGAAATTAAGCTATTCATTAACTCACCAGGTGGTGCTGTACATTCAGCGTTCCATCTGATCGACACTATTAAGATGTCTAACATTCCTGTATCTACTATTGCTATGGGTTTAGCTGCATCATGTGGTGTCTTGCTCCTTATGTCAGGCGTTAAAGGCAAACGCTATGTTACTCAAAACACTTCTATTATGTCGCATCAGTACGCCTGGGCGAGCAGAGGCAAAGAGCACGAG